GATTCGGTTCATCTCTTTTATAGCGGGGTTCATACTTTGCCCCCTCCCGCGGTTTTCGGGGGTGTGTACTGTTGTATCAACCCTCCCCAGGTTGCCCCGAACTTTAGCCCTTTGTCATCGTCCCAATGTGGTATATAAACCCCCCATACTTGCACACCGTCAAAATGCGCAGTATCAAACATCAACCTATAGAATCCCGGGGTGTTCACTCCGACGGGTTTGAGCCCTGTTGGTATTGGGTGTTTTGGCGGGATATTCAACCATAGGGTGTAGATATCTCTCCCCGGTTTGAGGGTGAGGGTTGTTTGTAGTGGATCCCAATCCTGGGGTACCAATTGCATGTACACCCGGCCAAAATGCGCGTGTGTAATCTTCCCCAACTCCACACCTGGGGAGGTGTTGCCGACGATAACGCCGGCCCTGTTTTCGATTCGGTTGACCAACCAATTCAAACAGGGTTTGACCGTTTCACCGGTTGGAGCAAAGAACCCCCGGGGCCGTTGCCCAAAATATGTATAGCACTGTATACTGTTCATTAGATGACCGTCCCCCTTTGTGTGTGAACACACCATAGCGCCAACTATGGGGTGTTCTTTTTTTGCTTTTTATATCGTTCCCTCATTAACTCAACCTCCGCGGGTGTTTCATCGAAAAACACATCTACCATTTCCCGAGTGAGGGGGAGGGTGTTTGTTGCCCAATCAACATCCCTCAAAACATGTATAAACTCCCGCGGGGTGTTGTGTTTTTTCACATCAAAAAACACGTCGTACAAAATAGCGTTCACCATATCGGTGAGGGTGTAACCTGCTCCAGGCCAATCCCCCGGGCCGGGTTTGTTGATGATATCCAGCGATGTTTTGAGCAACGAATCCAATTCCCCGTCAACCCGTATGCTATAGAGCACTTTGGCCGGTTTTGGCGTTTTCCGTTCCCGTCGTTTTCTTCCCATTTCTCACCCCCTCCCCAAACATCAAAATGTGGCAACCTCCAACCTCCAATAGTTTAGCACAACATTAGTATGATGAATAGTACTATTTTGTCATACAAAAACGTGTTAGAATAGGTTATTACAATTACAATTGGAGAAACCGATAATGACAACAGCACTCACCCTCACCCGGCCGGCCGTTGTGTTTGTTCCCTCCCCTGCTGTTGCGGGGGATCTGTTGCGCCCCCGAAAAACCCCGGTTGATATCTATTTGGACAACCAATCCCCGGCCGGCCGGGTTGCCCTGGAGGGCGCCCTGCGTTTTGTCGCCCAAACCCTGGAGGGCCGGGGCCGTGTTGGAGCAGGGCGCCCCCGACGGGGAACCCAACCAACACAACCCCTCCCCGTTTCGTTTTGGGCCCAATGCGATTATGAATATTTGGGATATGTGAAACGCCGGTTGGTTGACACAGGGAAAAAACCCGCAACCATCAACCAGGCCCTATCTGCCATACGGGGAGTGTTGCGGGTGTGTGTACGTATGGGGGTTATTTCGCGGGATACCCTGGAGGGTTGCCTGGAGGTTGGCAACATCAAAACAAAATCCGATGTGTTGGCCGGCCGTGAGGTTGCATGTAGTGAGGTAGAAAAGATTCTCACCGTATGCAACACCCCAACCCCTGGAGATGTACGGGATTCTGCTATCGTTGCCCTTATGTGGGGGGCCGGGTTGCGACGGGGTGAGGTTGCGGGGTTGAGTGTTGGATCTGTTGACACACTCACCGGCCGGGTTGTGGTTGAGGGCAAGGGCGCCAAAACCCGTGAGGTGTACATAGCAGGGGGCGCCCTGGGGGCGATGGTTGCATGGTGTGCAATACGGGGGAATACGCCGGGGGCCCTGTTTGGGGCGATACAGAAAAACGGGGTAATGATGTTTGACCACATCACACCCCAGGCCGTCTATGAGATTGTGAAAACCCGACGGGAGCAGGCCGGCGTAGCGGTATTCTCCCCCCATGATTTACGCCGTTCACTCACCGGGAACCTGCTCCAGGCCGGCGCAGATATCAACACAGTAGCGGGAATATTAGGTCATAGTGATATCAACACTACTGCGCGCTACGATAGACGCAACAGCACAGAAAAGAAACGCGTAGCGGGTTTGGTTGTCACCCCCTACACTCCCCGTTCATAGATAGAGTGAACCCCCGGCCAAATCCCCTACAAACGCACAGGAACCATTCTCCCGCGTTGTAGGGGGCCGGGGGTACTGTTATATACCCAAATCGATTACAAAATCCTGGACAACATTGGTTTGGGTATAGTATTTCGGGTTATCCCTGTATCGTTCAGGGCGCAACGATTTGAGTAGAAACATCAATAGCACATCACTCCCCCCCCTTGCACGTTCCAGGGCGATACCCTCCAGGTGTTCTATCGCTGTTTCTTTGGCATCGTCAACCCGGGTTTTGAATTCGGGATCCGTATTTATATAGTTGTATATTGTCTTCCGAGATACCCCCGAACCTGCGCAGGCCGTCGTAATATTCCCGGTTTGTTCCAACACAGAAAAAAATGTGTCTATCTGTTTGGTTGGCAGTAACATTTTGCGCATACTCACCCGGCCCCTTTTTTTACTGTGTACTGTGTGTACGGTTCCCCCCAATTCAAAGTATACAACACCCCCAAAACGTCCCCAGGGGTACGCCGGGGGCCTGCTCCCCGCGGGTGTTTGATGTGTGGCAACCCCCTCCCCGGCCGGCCTGGAATACGGGAATATTCTATACAAAATGCGTATCTTTTCAAAATGCGTAAATACCCCCCTTTTCTTATTAAATGTTTTAGAATGTTTTTTCTATAGACCTTTGGAAAAGGGGGGGTATTTACGCATTTTCAGAGATACGCATTATTGGGGTTTGAGTAATTACAATCAACCAAAACGCCCTTTTCATGGGAAAATGGGGAAAATGCACACACCAACACAAAAACACACACTACACCCGAAACAGGCCCCAATACCCCCCATTTTGGCCCCTTTGGACCAAATAGCACACCCCAGGTGTAAAACATAACCCCTCACACTGTTGATTGTGTGAGGGGCCTTCCGAGGTTGCGGGGATCTATTCGGGGTTATTCGTCGCCCCTGCTGTTGTCTATCAACCCCAACCCGATGTAGTACATATCTGCAGTACCTCCCCGAGGGATATTCCAACCCGTTTGGAGCCGTTGTGTCAACACGCGTTTGGTGATTTTGTCGACACTCTTTTCGTTTTCGTTTCGCCCCCAGGCCAAAAACGCATCAAAAACCGATTTACGCAGGGATTGGTATTTCGGGTTGATGTGGCAACACTCACTGATAAACAGGGCGATAATATCCTCTTCCCCGCGGTATTCGTTGGTTGCCCTGGTAATGGTTGGAGAATCGGGGAGATGTTTTTCGTTGTACCAGGCCCTGCTCCCCTCAACTCCCCAGGCCAAAATACCCCCCAATTCCCGGGTGAATTCCTCCAACAAATCCGACGCCGGCCGGGGTTGTTTGATAACAGCATCGAAGGGAACAACCCGCAACCTGCGCCAAATCCCCTCATCTGTTCCCATGATTCGGGGGCGATGGTTCCCCGATACCCACAGGGTGTGGGTTGGTTGGAATGAAAACGGTTGGCCAAACAAACGCCGGGCCGTGAGTGTGTCACCCCCGGTTATGGTTTTAATCAGGGATTCGTTGAAACGTTTACCCTGTGGCATCTCCGACGCAATAGCACATCGGGCGCCCTGCAGATCTGCCACATAGGGCGTAGCGCCCCCGGTTTGTTCCGTTGATAGCAGGGCGTCTATTGAGGTGACAACATGGTGTTCACCCGTCAACATACGCAACACCTCAAAAAAAACACTCTTCCCGTTCTTCCCTATCCCATAGAGAAAAAACAAACAGTGTTCATCTGTGGATCCGGTGAGGGTGTACCCTACTGCGCGTTGAATGTACGATATCAATTCCCGGTTACCCAAAAACACCGTATCCAAAAACGCGTTCCAATACGGGGTTGCCACACCTGGGGTGTAATCAACGGGAACAATCTTTGTGATGTAGTACGCCGGGTTGTGTGGTTCCAGGGCCCCCGTTTTGAGGTTCACTATACCGTTGTTCACACATAGCAGGTGAGGTTGTTTGTCTAGTTGGTTGGCCGGGATTGTGAGATAGGGAATAGCAGATGTAATCATCGCATCTATACGACTAGCCCCCTCCGATACGCCCCCCCATTTACGCAGGGCCTTCCGTTCATCATCGTTGTCTATGTGTGCTATCCCCTCCGAGATACTGCGCGCAACTTTGTGTGCGATACGTTTAACGGGTGAATCATCAACAACCCGTTCCCATATCTTCCCGTTCCATACCAACCACATTTTGGATTCTGCCACAAACCGCAACCTATCCCCGCATACATCTATAAACCGGTGTGCGTTCCCGAGATCCGAAAACGCGTATTGTATCGCGGTTGGTTTGTCCCAACCCTCCCGTATTGCGTCTAGTATCGTGTTGCGTTCTTTGGTTGTTTCATCGGGGTTGGTAATGGTACTAGCCTGGAGTAGTACATCGGCGATGTGTTCATCTGTGGCAATGGTATACCCCCAATCACTCACCCTGCGCAGGGCGCCCCCCATCAACCGGCCGGCGTTGTAGCGGGTGTTGTGATGGTTCCCCGAGGTTGCCCCCCGTACCATCTCCAGGGATTTGGATAGGTGTATTTGGTAGTGTGTCGCAACCCATGGGGGCGTTGTGTCTATCCCTCCAGGGGTGAGGGGGAGCAGTACACCCACACCCGCGGGGGATCTGTTGGAGGTTGTCCGTTTCTTTGGTGTTTTTTCTTTGGTTGGTTTGTGGAGGGCAACGATACGCATAACCTCATCATGGGGGAGGGTGTTGATGTGCATCGATGTACCAGGGTATGGGTTCCCCGTCACCACAAAATACATGTTGTGTTGTTTCAACTCAAACCCCGGGGGTTTTATCTTCCCTTTTTCGTCGTACACAACAGGGCATTCCCCGGCCTGGGGTATAGGTCTATAGTTGAGGTTCCCCAGGGGCCCCCTATCGGGGTTTATGGTACGCCCCTCATATTTCTCTACGCGTTCCATTAATTCGGTTTTGTTGGCAACCTGCGCGTATAGGTGAACCCCGGTTCCACTCCGTGAGTATTCGGTATAGGTTGCCAAATCATCAATGACCTGTTGCAACCATTGGGGAACAGATGAAAACGGGGGATCTATAACGTTGTCAAAATCAACCCCAATGACGGGGGTTTCTGTGAACACAAACCCGTATTCACCCTCACACCCCGAGGCCTTCATAGCCTGCGATAACTCCCCCCATGTACGGGGGTTGTCATTCTCCGCGGGTGTGTTGCGCAGGGGGTTCCAGGGTATTTTGTTTTTGGCCCCTATCCAATTGTAGGGGGCGATTCGGTTCATCTCTTTTATAGCGGGGTTCATACTTTGCCCCCTCCCGCGGTTTTCGGGGGTGTGTACTGTTGTATCAACCCTCCCCAGGTTGCCCCG